ACAACAGGCAGCACCAGCCACAGTAACGGTGAGGGCGGGGGATGACACGGAGCTTACGGTGTCGAGTACAGGAGGAAATGTCATCGGCGGGTTGAACATAGAGTTTACGCCACATTATGTACCTGGAGGCGATCCCACTTATGATGTATGCTGGCTGATAAAGGTAAATGACGTTGAGGCTTATAGCTCTTACCAGACAGGGTTGGCTTGTACTCAGGATATACATGAGAATATGCAGAGCATAGACTATGGCACTGCTACATGGAATGATGGAGATATGATAGATGTTTATTTGTATTACGAGGAAGCACCTCTTTTAAGTTAAGAAAGATATGGCAAGTTTAGTAGTTAGACAGGAGAAGAAGATAATAACAGATGCGTGGGCTGCACAGACATGGAAAGTGGCGTTGCTGTCAAGTAGTTTCACATACAATTATAATACGCACGTATCCTATGCCACGCTGACGAATGAGATAGTAGGCACGGGATATACTGCGGGAGGGGCTACCTTGGCGGGCAAGGCTTCAAGTTATGTTGATGCGACTACTGTCATGCTGGATGCTACGGATACGGCTTGGGGGCCGGGAGCCACGTTGAGTAATGTAAAGTATGCAGCATGTTATGATACTTCATCGGGTGCTTTGAGAGCCCTGTATGAGTTATCATCAGCTCAGTCATGTACTAATGCTACGTTTACATTGCAATGGAATAGTGCAGGCCTGATAAGGATAGCGTGATGGATAAAGACAACCAATTCAGATCGTGTAGTTTTTATATGCAGGCAGATGATGTCTGTCACATAAGGGTTAAAGACCTTGTGGGTGCGGGCTTTACCGTGGAGCTAAATGATGCTGACGGGACTGCGGAGGATGAGACTGAGGTGACGCCGTATGGATCGGGAACACCCATTAAATACGGCGCACTCTATAACTGGTATGCTGTAGATGATGTTAGAAATATTTGTGCTGACGGATGGCATGTACCAACATCCAGTGAATTTAATAATTTATTGACTTATATCGGTGTATCAGCAAAAGAAACGCTACGAGAATCTGGAACAGTTTATTGGTCTAATCCCAATACAGGTACTAATACATTAGGATTCAATATGAGAGGATCAGGTGGAAGATATGATAAAAATGAAACCGATTCTCCTTTTTTTGGATTGCGGGAATTTTGTTATTTTTTCTGTACAAACCTTGATGGGAACAGCAATCCATATACCTTACAATATTATAAAGAGGATGATATTTTGAATGTAATTGCGATTGATTATTCTGGATCTGATGGGGATGATACAAAAAATTGCGGGGCATCAATTAGACCTGTTAAAGATTCTACAACACTCACTCACGGCCAGACCGGAACTTACACCGGCAACGACGGGAAAGTTTACAGGACAATCTGTATCGGAACTCAGGAAATACTTGCAGACAACCTCGCAGAAACAAAATACCGTGACGGTTCAGATATTCCTGAAGTAACAGATAATGCTGCTTGGGCTGCGCTTACGACCGGGGCTTATTGTAGTTATGACAATGATAATAATAACGTGTAATGGCAATATTCACAATATCACCGGTTAATTCGATTCAGTTTGTAAGGCGCAACACAAACGCTGAGAACTTTCTGAATACGCTTTATCACGAGCTTTCTGACCCTCTTGCCAAAACACCGTATTTTCAGAAGGTTGTAAACGGAGAGACTATCACAATACAGATCAAAACGGATTATGATAGTATTACAGCAACGCTTTATAATATCAATACAGGGGCCGTAACATCCCTGACAGAAACAGAAGAATCAACTTATACAGATTTTTCATTCTGGGAGATACCTGTCACGATCTCGACAAATGGACAATATAAAATCTTTATTACAGCAACACTTTCAGGAGGCAATGCAGTCAGTTATGAATCACAACTGATCGAAGTTGCTTCATCCTGGGAAGGCGTTAAGATCGAATACTACAACGACAACAATACTATCTACGTCGATTACTCAACCGGAATTCAGCACCTTGTTAATGTATTTGGAGTTGTTAAATTTTCGGACATAGGGGGTAAGGATGAACTTTATAACAACAGGGGGACGGAAGAAAGGATATACAGCGAGAATGAAGCTATCGAATCCCTGACAATAGAAAATATACCCTTCTATCTGGCAAGACAAATCATATTCGGTTCGAGGCTGGATCATTTTGTTGTTAATGACGTCGAATATATTGTAAAGGAACATACTATTTCGGAGCATAACGGAAACCATACAGTTGATTTGATTCTGAAAATGACAGAGAAATATGTCGAAGGTATTAACGCTGATTATGGTTATACAGGATTATCAGGGACAGCTACGGCCGACAGTACGGTTATTACGGTAGATGATACGGTGCATGATGGGTCAGAAGCATGAAAAAGGTATCGGGCATATATAAAATTCAATCTATAATAAAACCTGAAAAGTTTTACATAGGGAGCGCTGTAGACATACAACAAAGATGGAGACAACATAGATCAGATTTAAACTTAAATATTCATAAAAATAAAAAACTTCAAAATCACTTCAATAAATATGGTGAATCTGATTTGTTGTTTATAATGCTTCTCGGATGTAATAAAGAAGAATTGATTAAGCATGAACAATATTTTATTGATGCTTTGAATCCATGGTTTAATATCTGCCAGATAGCGGGCAGTTCTTTAGGCATAAAAAGATCAGAAGAATACTTAAAAAAAGTTTCTGCTTCTCGCAAAGGAAGAAAGGGATGGAATAAAGGCATTCCAATGACTGAAGAAACAAAGAAAAAATTATCAAAATCAAAAATAGGTAGTAAAGGATTTTGGACTGGCAAAAAATTATCAGAAGAACATAGGGTTAAACTAAGTCAATCTCACAAAGGACACAAACCATGGAATAAAGGAATCCCCGCTTCAGAAGAAATGGTGCAAAGGCTGAGAACTATTAATATCGGAAGGAAAATCAGTGAAGCCCATAAGAATAAAATCAGGGAAGCAAATCTAAAAAGGATATACAAACCATTATCTGAAGAAGCTAAAAGAAAAGTATCTGAATCAAAAAAGGGACAAAAGCCATGGAATACAGGTAAAAAATTAAGTAAAGAGCATATAGCAAAATTAATAATAAGCCATAAAGGCCAAAAGGCATGGAATAAGGGAATACATGTATTACCGGCTGAGGCAGAAAGATTGAGAACAATAAATATAGGGAGAATACCATGGAATAAAGGATTAAAAAAATCCAAAATTGCATGAAACTTAAAGAGTTACAAAATAAGATCATGTCAATTGACATGCAGACATTGAAAGAACAGGCTGTTAAAGATCATGCTGATGAGATTGTAAAGCTCAATCAGGCTCAGCTTCATTTAGGCCGGACAAAGGACGGGAAGTATATTTCTCCTTCTTACTCTAAGGCATATCTGAAGCGGAAAAGAAAAATGTCATCTTATGTAGCTCCTGACGGAATTCCTGATCTTTTCCTGCACGGGGATTTTTACAGGGAAATGGAAACGATCATTGAGGATAATCAATATGATGTGATAAGCTGGGATGAAAAATCGAAATGGTTGTTACCGAGGTATGATGACATTTTCGGGCTGACTAAGGAGAATATTGAAAAGATTAAACCTCAGATTACTAACAGATTAATTGAACTGATTAAAAATAAACTTAATTAAAATGAAAACAGGTGTTTTAATGATTACCCACAAGGAGCTGATTGATGTATCAGAAAGAGATTACACCAATGAAAACGGTTTCTTTTTTCACGTTACCGGGGCCGGAGCAGTAAAGTATTGCCTTTTAAATGATGCCGATGCTGCAGCTGTGACAATAACATTTTCAGCTCAGGAAACTTTTGTTTTGCCGGAATTATGCCGTAAGATATTTTCAAGCGGAACAACAGCAACAGGTATTTATATCGGAACAGGGCCGTCGATTTGAAAAAGCTGATTTTGATATTACTTATTGTGCTGGCTTATTCGTGTGATCCAAAGCCGGTTATTACTGAGCCAACGGGCGACAGTACGACAATAACAGTTGATTCATCTTTAACAGTGCGAAAGTAAACTACCCACCCACGCAAAGCGATGGGATGGGCTTTAAACCTAAGAACGAATGCACTTGACAGTACAACATACTCGGCTTTTCAGGACAGTTTACAGATGTCCCCAACAACGCTATATTCTTAGCTGCATTTTCGTCAGCATCGAATACAGAATTGCAGTTGTTACAAGTAAACTTTTTACCTTGTCTATTGCCTATATGCAGACAATTATGGCAAGTTTTACTCGTATAAGCAGGTGGCACATCTACCAATTTAACACCATTAAGCAAACACTTGTAGGTAAGAAAACTTCTAAGTTGGCTGAAGTTCCATTTACCTACTCTTGTTCTAAATTTCTTGCCCTTCTTGTTGGCAGAAAATCTAATACCTTTCAAATCCTCAATAGCAATTCCTTTACCTTCGGATTTTGCAAGTTGAACAATTTGTTTGCTAATTGTGTGATTGATAATTGTACTCATAGTTCGTTCTTTGCCAGACAATCGTTTCAGGACTTTTTTAGAGCCTTTCGTACCTTTGCTTTGAAGCGAACTCCTTACTTTTTGTCTTTTTTCTCTATAATCATTAAGTTTTTTGGAACTAAATTTTTCACCATTACTAAGTGCTGCAATTTCAAGCAACCCCATATCAACACCGATAAATTCCTCTACATCTTCAACATCTTCTTCATGTACATCGACGGTTTGAAACAAGTAAAACTTTCCTTTCTTGTAAACCAAATCAGCCTCCCCTTTGATGTAAGGGATGTAATCGGGATTATGGCAAACAAAGCTAATCTTTTGTCTACCGCCTATACACCACAAAGAAACCACGTTGTTAGGCTTGTAAGTCATTATCCTACTGTCGTAGGCAATACTGCCAAGTGGTCTGAAAGTACGCTTTGTTTTCTTATCCAATTTATAAGAATCAGCAACTTTGGCTATTTGCCTTATAAGCATTTGAGAAGAAAGGTTAAACGTAGCCTTATACGAATGGTATGTTCTGTGGTGAAGCTTAAAATTATTGAAAATCTTTTCTTGCCAAGCCACATCAGAGATGGCATTGCAAACAGTATTAGCCTCTTTCATTGTATCGAGAAGCAAGTTAACCTGTTCATCAGTAGGCAAAAGTTTTATTTGCAATGTCAATTGCATACGACAAAGATAGTAAATTATTTAATAGATTTTCTTATATTTGAAAACAATTTAATTATGGAGCGGCAATTCCTCCCAACCACCCTTCGGGATAGTTGGGTTTCCTTGCCGAATTTTTTATGAAAAAATATCTGATAATACTATTAAT